ATAATTTCTAATCAAATTGCACAAAATATTACTACAATTGCTACTGTAGAAGATCCAAATTCAATTGTAGTTACTGAATTATTGGAAGATTTATCAAATGTAGAAGGTAGTATTACAAATGCAGACACAAAAGCAAATATTTTAAATGCTACAGAAGCAGTATTGGATATTTTTAATAAACAAGTAAATAAAGGAGTAAAACAAGCTCTTTTAGAAACTACAATCAATTCTACAAAAAAATTAGTTAGTTCAGTTAGAGCATTTAATTCAAGTAATTCAAGTAATTTACAAAATCTAACATCAATAGTATCAAAATCTCAAGCTGAATTAAATCCAAAATTACCTCAAGCTAAAAAATTTAAGACTTTGTATGATATAGTTAAAACTGTAGCTGTACTTGGATTATTTGGTTTAATGGGTTATGGAATAAGTTTAACAAATGATTCAGCAGTTCCTACTCGAGATCTTGGTGCTACAGAAACTACTACTTCAGAATCTAATTATTTAGAATTAGGTCTTGGTGCTTTAGGTGTTGGTGCATTTGGTCTTGGTGCTTTAAATAATGGATCTCAAATAAATAAAAATTATAGTAGTATATTTGAAAAATCTAATTTAAATGAACATCCTTCTCAAGTAAAAATTTATAAAAAACTTGAGAAAAAATATGAAAAATATATGAAAAGTCTACCAAATATTAATTTATCCAAAAAAGATATTACAAAAATTAAAATAAATATTGCAAAAATTTTAGATCTTGAAATAAATTTATTTGAATCATCAGAATATACTTTTGTTGAAGCATTTACTAAATTTATAAACAATTAATTATCTCCATCAAGCAATTTTATACAATTAACAATTGATAATAAAGCTTGAGAAGATGAAGCTATTTCAGATGATTCTAATGATCCATTTACTAATCTTTCTAGCATATCTTTAATTAAACAATTTGCTTTTGTCTTTAATGTTAAATAAAATTTTTGATTTTCTGTAACAAATTTTTTATTAGATCCTAAACAATCATAAATTTGTACAATATATTGATATTTTTCAGCACGTGGTGTTGATTCTACTTTTGCAAGTAAATATTTAATTTTTTCAACTAATTCAGTTTTGTAATAAGGATTATCTGATTCTTGGTTTAACATTTATAGTTTATAATACTGCTTTTAATACTGTTTATAATCAATCTTGATCCAAACAATTTAATAAAACAATTTTTTCTTTTATATAGATAAAATAATTCTATGCAATCATTGGGGCTGAAATTTTACCATGAGATTGATATTCTATTAACTCAATATCATCATATTTAATAGAATCTATTAAATTAGTTGGATCTGCATTGATTATAACTCTGGGACTTGCCAAAGGTTCTCTTTGCATTTGTATTTTAATTTGATCTATATGAGGAGTGTAAATATGTGCATCACCTATACAAATTAATAGTTTGGATGGTTTTGTTCCTGTGACAGATGCAATCATATATGTTAGTAAAGCACTAGATGCAATATTAAATGGAATTCCTAAAAATATATCTGCAGATCTTTGATATATTTGACATGATAGTCCTCCATCTGAATCCACATAAAACTGATAAGATACATGACATGGTGGAAGACACATTAATTTCATTTGTGATGGATTCCACCCAGACATAAATATACGTCTAGAGGTTGGATCTGTTTTTATCTGATGAATAACATCTGCTAATTGATCAAATCCTTCAGAATTAAAATTTCTCCATTGGTGACCATAAATAGGTCCACATTCTCCTTCAGAATATTCTGTTAAACCAATTGAATCCAAATATTCTCTAGATGAATTACCCTTCCAAATATTAATTCCTAAATCTTCTAATTCTTTAGAATTAGTCGAACCTCTAATAAACCATAAGAGTTCATGAACAATTCCTTTCCAATACATCTGTTTGGTTGTTAGTAAAGGAAAACTATTTGATATATCAAATTCCATATTTAATCCAAATTTTGATATTGTTTGAGAATTTCTAGTTTGTCTCTGTTCTCCATTCGTTAAAATTTCATTCACAGCAGCAAAATATACTTGATCAGCCATTTGCTATTAATTAAATGTCTGACAAATAAAATGTAAAAATTACAATTTTTATCAATTAAAAAAATTGTAATTTTTATTGTTTATAAGTCAATATAAATTCATTATTTATATATAAATAATGATATTAGAAATACCTCAACCCCCCACATATTCAAATTATGGTCAATACAACACATCCTATGGATCTTATGGAATTGTTGTGTCTAATCCAAGAACTCCTTTGAATTCTGAAACTTATGAGCAAGTTGCAACACTTAATCAAGTTGCAAAATTATTTTTTAGTGAAAGTGAATATGAACAAGAGATAACTAAGTACAATCAATTAAGACCATTACTTGATCATTCAATGTTTTTATTTGAGAAATCATCAGGTTTGTCAAATAAAAATGAGATTGATATATATTCAACCCAAGTATATAATTACAAATGGTATGATTGTGGGTTATCTATGTATGAGATTTATGCGATTAATCAATATTTAAATTATAAAAAATTTATTGCATCATCCCAGATATATCAGATAGTTTTTGATAAAATGATTGTATTGGATGAAATAGAATTTGATCAGGATAAATTTGATTTGTTAATTTGCAATTTAACTGAAATAATCCAGTCATTAAATTCTATCAATTTATACATTGATGATTTAAAGACAGATAATATTGTATATAATCCAAAAACAAACAGATTTATGTTAATTGATTTAGCTAGTGTGGTTAGTGCTCAAGAAGTACTTGAATTTAAAACTACTTGGACTAAAAATATTTTTTCAATTAATGATCCTTTTGTATTATATACATTAAATTCATCAAAATTCAAATCTAGTTGTTATCAAGAGAGTAATAATTTTGAACTTCAACTTGATTTTTATTGGAATTTAATAAATTTGTCAAATTTAAATAAATTTAAAAATAAGTTTGAATCTAATATAGATTGGCTTTTAAAGTTTTCAAATAATTTTTCTCTTGGATTACTACTTATTAAATTAGGTTGTGACAAAGGATTTAATTATATAAATTCATGTGCAAATATTGTTTTACAGTTATAACAAAATTGATTTGATAAACCATTTTTTTATTGTATTAAATAGTGCATCAATAAAAAATTGAATTTGTTTTCTTTTATCTAATAGACTCTAACTTATTCAATAATATAAACTCAAATGGTAAAAATTTGTGATACTACTACTTATCCTGATTCAAATGAATCTATTTTTTCAAAACACTTTGAATCATATCCTTTTCCACTAAGTCCTTTTCAAAAACATTCAATTGAAGGAATTGTTCAAGGATCAAATGTGTTAGTAACTGCTCATACTGGTTCGGGGAAAACTCTACCTGCTGAATTTGCAATTGAATACTTTGTATCCCAAGGAAAAAAAGTTATTTATACTGCACCTATTAAGGCTCTATCAAATCAAAAATTTTATGAATTCCAAAAAAAATTTCCAAATATCTCTTTTGGAATTTTAACTGGAGATATTAAAGCAAATCCTACTGCTGATGTACTAATAATGACAACTGAAATTCTAATGAATACTTTATATCTTAGATCTGGATCAGCCGATGCATCAAGTCAAAACATTCCTGGTGATTTTTCGATGGATTTTAGTTCAGAACTTGCTTGTGTTATTTTTGATGAAGTTCATTATATTAATGATATGGACCGTGGAAGAGTTTGGGAAGAGACAATTATGATGTTGCCTCCCCATGTTCAAATGGTTATGTTATCTGCAACTATTGATAGACCAGAAGAGTTTGGTCAATGGTTAGAACAAATCAAGTCTAAACCATTGTACCTGTGTTCTACATCCCATCGTGTTGTACCTTTAACCCATTGGACTTTTTTAACAACTAATTCAGGGTTATTTAAAAAGGTTAAAGATAAAGAACTAGAAAAGGATTTTAATTCATGGGCTAACAAGCCCCAACAAATTCAGAGTTCTGGGACAGTTTTTTCAGACTTGACACATAAAACAAATAAGAAGTTTCTTGAATTGTTAAATGATAAAAAAGTTAAAGTTACAAGACCTCATGTGCTAAATAAAGTATGTGAGCATATGGTTGAGAATACTATGTTACCTGCACTATGTTTTGTATTATCACGTGCTCAACTAGAAATTGCTGCCCATGAAGTAACTGTCAATTTATTAGAATTTGATTCTAAAGTACCTTATACTGCTGCTCGTGAATGTGAACAAATTATTCGCAAACTTCCTAATTATCAAGAGTATTTGGACTTACCCGAGTACATATCTATGGTTAAACTAATTGAGAAAGGTATAGCAATTCATCATTCTGGTGTAATGCCTGTGTTAAAAGAGATGGTCGAGTTATTGTACGCTCGAGGATTTATTAAGCTACTCTTTGCAACTGAAACTTTTTCAATTGGTGTAAATATGCCTACCAAAACAGTTCTATTTACTGATTTGAATAAATTTGATGGTTCTGTTGTAAGACCTTTGTATTCACACGAATACTCTCAAATGGCTGGAAGAGCAGGACGTAGAGGTATTGATATTGCTGGTCATGTAATTCATTTGGTCAACCTATTTAAAGGTTCACAACCAGATCTTCTTACTTACAAAACTATTTTATCAGGCAAACCTCAACATCTTGTATCAAAGTTTAAAATTGGTTATAACTTGGTTCTAAATATGATTGGAATAGGATTGAATTCTAAATCTGACTGTGTAACCTATGCATCAAAATCAATGGTATCTCAAGACTTGGATGCTCGAACAAAATCTTTACAGTCACAAATCTCTAAATTATCTACTGAATCTAATTCTAATTCTAGTTTCCAACTACTAACTCGAACTCCTTTGGAAGTAATTCAAGAATATATTGATATTAACTCAAAAGTCAAGTTTTTAGCAAATAAAAAACGTAAGGAAGCAGAAAGAAGATTAAGTGCAATTAAAGATGAAAATAAATTTATTGACCAAGATTTATCATCTTACCAGGTTTTTGAAGCTAAACAACTTGAAACAAAAAAGTTAGAATCTTGCCTAGAATCAACAAATAATTTTATGGGATCAAATGTAGATCTAGTATTGGAGTACTTGGAGTCAAAAGGTTTTGTAAAAAAATCAGAAACTATTTCAGAACTTACTGACCTTGGTAAAATAGCAGTTCATATCAGAGAAACTCATTGTCTAGTCTTGTCAACTTTAGTTCATGAAGGATTAGTTGGATCTGAGATTCCAGTTGAAGACTTGGTTGGATTTTTTAGTTGTTTTACTGCAGCAAATGTTCCCGAAGATTACAAATGTTTGAATTTGAATTCATGTGAAGATTTAGAAGCCAGACCTGGACTAAAAGAACTAATTACTCGCACATCCCAACTATACGAGACATATCAGACAGATGAAATTAATCTTCAAATAAAATCTGGAGTAGATTATACGATTCATTATGATCTGATTGGATTTGCAATTGAATGGGCGGGAGTTTCTGATGTGGTACAAGCCAAAGAACTACTTGGTAGACTTGAACTAAATAAAAAAATATTTTTAGGAGAGTTTGTTAAAGCTATCTTAAAAATAGTTAATATTGCTAATGAACTGTATAAAGTAGCTAATAGCTTTGGTTTTATTAGTCTTGCACATAAATTAGAACAGATACCTTCACTGATGCTAAAATTTGTTGCAACTAATCAATCATTATATGTCTGATAAATTATTATTATTTATGAATTTCTTATCAAGTATAAAATTAATATTTGACTGTTTTTTTATTAATTGCTTGTATTCATTTACACAATTAGTAATTGTATTTTCTGTAATTATATTTGATGATTCGCATATTTTATTTGATTTTAGTCCAGAAAGTATTTTGGTGTATTCAATAATATTATTATATGATGTTTCAATTGATTTTTCTAATTTTTGTTGTCTAGCAATTAATTTGACTATTTTATTGATAGAGCTAGGTGTTAGTTTAACTCCTGTTGATTTTAGTAATTTAATCAAATTTTGATAATATTTGTTTGATTCAAATTGTGTTATATCCAAGTTATCATAAATTATATTTTGATATGGTTTAATTATTTTTTGTGATGAATTTTGTTTTATTATTAATTGCAAGTTTTCAATTGAATTATCTCTTGACTCATACCATTGAGTTAAATTTATAGTTACTTGACTAATTATTCTATTTATAAATTTAATCCATGAATCAAATTTATTACCTGATTCAAAATTATTTTCTGAACCTCCAATTTGTCTTCCAACTAAATTTGATCCAAGTATACTATTGATAAAATTACGAACCGTATCAAAAATAATTTCATCTTTAGGACTAATAATTTCTGATATTATTAATGTTAAACCAGAAACAGCAACATCAAAATCTTCCAAGTCTTCTTTATATGCTTTATAAAATAAATATGGGATTATTGTATATAATAATAAAACTGTATTAGGTTTTAATAAATTTATAAATGTTCCTATAGGTGTACTTGGGCTTGTGATTAAACCTGTGCCTAGACTTGTGCCTAGACTTGTGCCTAGACTTGTGTTTAAACCTGTGTTTAAACCTGTGTTTAAATCTGTGTTTAAATCTGTGTCTGGACTTGTGTTTAAATATTTGCC